CCATAACCTATTCGCGGCCATGACTGGAGCGAAGCGACACAAATATCTTAGAATTTATAATTTAATTTGAAACCTCATTATCCTATATTTCATTTAAGAATCATTTTTCGAAGAGTTTTTAACACTCGTTAATCGTGTAACAATTCAAGTGTGTTCTTAAATGAATGTTTATCTTATATAAAAGATTTTTCATAAAAGTTACCAATATATATTTATTTTATACTATTATTTTTCATATGTATGATTGATTAAATTAACAACCCAACTTCTTTCTCATTCGGCGACTCGCATATTTACATTTCATTCCCAAACTCCTGGCCTCACCACGTCGCACCGCTTTTCGACTTCCCGTGCGGCGCGCGGTGTTGATTGAGACCCCCCCACGCCTGGGGGTATATGTTTCAGAACCACTGCCTCCGAGACGATTGAAAAAGGGTAACAACATAAGAATACCAATCACTATGGCAATATATTTGAGATTAGATTGAGCAGTTTTATTTAACATTATACTATTAACATATATTTTAATAATCTACGTTCTTAAATGAATGTTTATCTTATATAAAAGATTTTTCATAAAAGTTATCAATATATAAAACAATACAACCTATCTTAATAGCTATTTAACTCTTATCTGTCTATACATTATATCGACAGATGTAAATACTCACTCATTATCCTGTGTTTCAATCACACTAAAAGAAGTATCCGATTCATCTTCTAATAGTTTACGTAAACGTTCTGTAATATCTTCACTTTCGAAGGTTGCCTCAGGTAATTTAGCGTCTAATACATCTCCATGAGTCATACATAATGGACACGGTTCATTTGGGATGACACCAATCTCATGTGTGTGTTCGGGTTGGATTTTTTTAGGCTTTACTTCCTTTTTTTCACGTTTTTTCTTTTCCTTCTTCTCTACACGTTGTCTAGTCTCTGAATGCATTTTACAGAATTTAGAGTCGGTACATGCCCTGTTACGACATGGAACACCTTTACCTGTCACACCTTCACATATTACTCGTGTTTTCTCTTCACCTTTAAGTGAAGCGATCTCTTTACGGAGATTTTGAAGAGTACTCAAAATTTCGGTAAGGGTAGATTCTGATATAGACATTATCAATTTAAAATTGTTTTTTATATTCATTTTCCCAACTTAGGTGTTGTTTATCGTCGCCTCCTTCTAGGTCGCCTCCTCCTGGGTCGCTTCTTCTTGATTGATGTAAATATAGAAACTGCTAAAAGAATCATTATAAGAATGAATCCACCAATAAACCAATATTTATACTTAGATAAAAATGAATCAGCGGAACGTGTCGTATCGACAAACGTTCTATTCCCATTTAGTGGTCCTGGTTGTGCTGCTGTAGCATAAGGCTCCATTTATATTATATCAATATTTTATTGTTGAATTGGTTTAACAATCGGCTTTTTATCAGTAAGAGCTGGGTCAAACGATGTACCCTTTTTAGAATTTTTTATAACTTTCTTAGTAACTGGTGTACACCCTTTTGGACACTTGTCCTTCTTACCTTTCTTGTCCTTCTTACCTTTCTTACCAGTCTGGATCTTTCCATGATCATAAAAACTGAAACGCCTTTTTTTTAAGGCTATAGTGAGAAACAGTATAGCAACGATTACACCAATACTGTATAATATTTGAGTACGATACTCAGTAAAGAATGATTTATTCACATTATTTGTATTCGAGTTGATTACAGGAGCTCTATTACCATTTAATGGACTGGGTTCAGATACAGTTGCGTAAGGCTGCATTTATAATATGTCTAGATTTTTATCAGGGGTTAATTTGATAGAAACAAGGTATTTATTATATTTTATGGTTGAATGTATAATTATTCTTCGTCTTCAGAATCGGAATCGGAATCAGAATCGGAATCGGAATCACCCATGGGAAGGGGTTCACCGTCCATTCCCTCGTCTTCAGAGTCTGATTCATCATCACCGGCATCCTCACCTTCGAGAAACTCTACAAACTTGAGTTGTCCTGTTAAGTAGAGCACGAGAGTGGCAATACCGGCACCGAGAGCAATGTACATCATCAATTGTTGAGTATCTTTCTTCATTGTTAATTATACTACCTAACAACATTTTTTTTTCGTGGGATATAATAAATGACACGCCCAGTCCATAATGTTCTTCTGGAATCCGTAATTATTGGCTTAATGAATGTAACAATCTTTTATATATTAAAAAATATTAAAGGGCTAGATATATTCTGGATACTTTTCCTGGGTGGTGCACTTATTCATATCATATTTGAGTACACAGGTGGCAACAAATGGTGGTGTGAACAAACTTACAAGTTGTAGTAAGTAAACCTCAGGTAGTTCTGACGATCTCTATACCCTGAAATCTCACGTTCTAAATTTCTCTTCAATTCCCCCGACTCGCTTATTAGCCTCTCGATGCGGCGGTTTTCGACAATTTTATAGTTCTCGTGAATTTTTCTCTCATATCGCTTGTTCCTATGGCTTTCCGGCCAGTTGTGACGAGTCGCGATTTCAACGAATTTTTCAAAAGTCCACTCAGTCATCTCCATAGGGTAGAAATTAGCCTGTCGACAATATGACATGAGAGCGTCTTCCCTGACCTTTTTAGTAATGTGTTGAATAGGCTTAAGAATTCTTAGTGATCTGTCAGCAATCTTCATATCAGCAAGCAATTTACGAATAATCTCTTCATTCTGATCCATTTCAACACACCAATCTGGATCTTCTAAAATAATATCATGATTAGGTTCACTTTCAACATTATCCCCACGCTGAATCACCTGGAAAGGGAGTCGTCTATTATCCCTAACAGGGGGGTCATTGTTACGGGGGATCTGGTCATGTACCATCTTTAAATTGTCACACATTTCCAAGTAGGTGCCTTCTGGGATCAACTTGGAAATGTCATCAAGACTTGTCATCAGGCTCTTTAAATTATCCATTTTGTTACGTAATTTATGTATTCTTGAACTTCACTTACGTTTTATAATTCATAAAGCTTATCTTCAGCATCTTCTAGACTGTTCAAACGTCTCTCAATCGCTGCACGATACTTTCCCCTGAATTCATTTTCGATATAAATGTAATTCTTTGCCATACTCGTCACATCTTCGTCATTAAAACCCAATTCCTCTGGTGTATGATCCTCTGGTATAAGATCATTCGCTAAACAATAGTGTTCAATAGCAAGTTTTTTTATGTTTCTCGTTTTTCTTTTTAAAGGGTCTGTTGTATTGAACTCCTTTCGTAGATAATCAATCTGACCACCTATAAAATCAATATCTAAATTTAAAGCTCGGTTGTTATATAAATCGTAGAAATAATCGTATATTTGTCTCGTTGGCCCTATATACGGTACATCGAATGTATCATAATCAAAGAAAAACTCAGGGTCTGAACGTTTACTGTATACACGCTTTAAGTGGTTACAGATATCTAGATAGTCCCCCTCTGGTAATTTGTCAGAATGTTTGTCAATCAGTTGCATAACTTCCAACAAATCATCCATACTTATATATTCATACATTGTTTTGTCTAAGTCAGTTAAAAAATTAAACTTCATACTTTATAAGGATGGCTGGTAGATTTGATACAGTTGTTACCGGTCTACAGGACATGTATTTAACAGGTAATCCACAAATGTCATATTTTTTGACACGTTTTTCTAGATATACGAAGTTTACTACACAAACACTTGAAATGCCGTTTAATGGTGGTCCAGTAAGGGGGCAAGAACTTTCATGCCCGGTATCAACATCATCCGGTGATATGATATCAAATATGACACTGAAAATATTTGTGAATAACGATATAACATCAAATGTACATGATTCATTTATAAAAGCAAATATCGAATATATAGACCTTTATATCGGAAGTCAGCACATAGATCGATTGACAACCGATTATATATCCATGTATCTCAAGTTGAGATCAGTTGAAACAGACGATTTAAACATTCTATCGAGGGATTCCTATAATGTAAATTCACATTTTTCACGAAATATACCACTCTATTTAGATCTACCATTCTATTTTTATAAACATCCACATCTCGCATTACCGGTGTGTGCGATGTATAAACAATCTTTAGAAGTACGTATAAAAATGAAGGAACCCGTAGTTTTTAAAACTGCATATATGCCGGTAGACTATTCCCAAAATCTCAAGATTGACAGGATTTCACTTAATGTTGATTATCATCACCTAATGGAAGAAGAAAAGACATTCTTTAAATCACGACCAATGGAATATATCATAACACAAACACAATTATCAAGTAAAATTATAGAATCAACAGATATTGATAAGGAACATTCTTTTATGTGTAACTTCAAGAACCCTGTACGCGAGTTTATGTTTTTTCTTAAACATGATGCATGGGAAAAATTCACAAATCGATCTAATATAAATGAAGAACTTGTTTCCGCAAATATGAAAATCAATAATGTAGTATTATTTAGTGGTAATCACAATGACTTGTCGTCGCATCAATTCTTAAATAAATATAAATCACCAAGTGATATAGTAGAGGAAAAATTGATATGGCATAGGTCCTCTAATCGTTATAACGAAACGTTTATTCCAATAAATGATATGCTATCATTTGAAGCAGTTCGTAGATTACCTGGCACGCCATCGAACCCGGCGTTTTCATCGACGACTACGTTAGGTTGGTTTAAGACTTTCAAGGTTAAAAATGGTTTATTTTATGTATATCCACTGTGTATAGATCCCAATACACATGAACCAACTGGACATCTAAACATGAGTCGTATAGTACATCAAACTTTCACATTTAAGTTTAAAGCACCTGATCCCAATTCAATTTACACTGTGTGGAACGATCTATATAAATCTAAATTATATCTGTACGCAGTAAACTATAACATTCTTGTATTCAATGATGGGTTATGTGGCTTAAAATATTAATGTTCTAATATATTAATGGCCGGTAGGTTAGATGTTGTAACGTATGGTGAAAATGATAAATATCTATCACTAAATCCCGAGGGTACATTATTCCATAAACAAGTAACCAAACGCCCGAATTTCTCAATTAATTCTACAGATATAAACCCTACAAGAGAAAGTATTGGATTTGGTAAAACGATTAAGTTTACTATACCTCAAAATGTAGGTGATCTACTTAAATCTATAACACTGACTATCAAAGCGGATGACATCCCGAATGAATGGAATTTATATTATCAGGATGGAGCTGGTATAGCTGTCATCGAGTATGCGGACCTTATCATAGGTGGTACAGTCATTGAACGTCTAGATTCTAATTATATTACTATAAACAAAACGTATTTTAATAACTCTAGGCAACAAGAAGGTATTGAAAATATCACTGGACTAATCCCGTCATCTGTATTTTCTAGTTGGTATGGTTGTAGAAAGACATTTTCTACAAAGAATACACAAAAACAATTCGATTTTCAGATTGATCTACCATTTTATTTTTATAATACAACGGAGTTGACTTTACCACTGTGTGCGATCACGAAACAAGAAGTTGAGGTTGAAATAAAGTTTAGAGATCTTAAGGATATACTATTTTCTAAAACTTCTGATATTTATAGAGAAGAATCAGTCAATTTTCCATTTCCTACATATTATGATCAAAGCTGGATACCTAATAAAAATGTAATCTTCCTAGAGTTAATTAAAGGTTGGAACAGAACAAGTTATTCATATTTCAAGTATAGTGGGGTTCCATGGTACGATAATCCGGGTGCGAACATGACAAATGCGAAATTGGGACAAAATGGTTTGGGTATCCATAAATATAATAAGAAACATACAACCCGTGATTATTACCCATATTCGGAAACCTATATTAAACCATCGTGGTCAATTCTAGATTTTTTTAAAGATAATGGAGCCCGTACGTATGATGTATCGGATTGGTATTCGGGAACCCGCGTCATTCCTGAACACTTTACCTACTCAGATATGAGTAAAACGTTTTTTCATTCATTACCAGGCTTAGCAAGTGGCTCTGTAGCTATGCGCATTATCACTGGTGATAAAGAATTCTCAAAAAATGCTACATTGATCAATCCTTATATGGGTACAGGGCTCTTGAGTATACTGGATAAAATTTACCCAGATACGACTTCATATGCATCATTTTCGATTGAAAAAACGGGTCCGAATATGTTAAATGATGTTTACAACTACCAGTTGGAGAATGTATATGGGGGGAGTGATAACCCATTCACAGATATAGGTACACAAAATGAAAAATCTGTACCAATCAATTGGTTGAACCATGGGTTGGTGGCGTGTTGTATAGAAATTGGTGAAGTATTGGGTATATATTCTGGTCCCCCAGATTTGACCTATTTTAGCGCATACGATACACCGTATGACCAGATCGTCCGTGCTGATGAATATCCATACGGAGCGCGGACGCCACCCTATGGGGATGGGACCCCAACTGATTCCCAATTAGGTGGGGGATTCGTTCGTATATTTAGACATTTTCCAGTTGGAGAAGGGTATAATGACGCATGGACTCCTGAGACCTCTATTTCATCGGAAACCACAAGTGAAATAAAATCACGACTAATAGAATTGGAAAATATTGAATCTGGAAAAGTGGTTTCTAGTGACGTGGTTACATTAGGTCTGCTAGAGTTACATTGGCCTCTACATAATTATGCGAGAGATCTGACTTATGGTACAGGACCAGAT